ATTCCATACCGCTACACCCCCAAATACAAGTTATTGTGATAAATAGATACTTCGAGATTTTCCGCGTTCGTGTCCGCCGAATATCGGAAAAGATTATCACCCACGGCAAGCTGTAAGTATGAGCTATCAACGTCCAAATAGCGGAAAGCGTCGCTTTCAACGCCGCCGCTTAACAGTTTCACGGATTTTTCGCCGTACCCCGTCGATACGGTCAGCACGTCGCCCGCTTCAAGCGAAATATTCGCTTTTATGAACTCCTGCGTATTGACGTTCAAAAGCTGTGGATTTGTCAGCGCACCCAGCGCGCGAAACTCGATCCGGATACCGCTTTTCACGTCGCCGGAATTGAATACGTTTACGATCAGCGAAGGCTGGCGGTAGCCGATTTCCCAATCCGGCGTTATCTCCAGCCCGTCCGGAACGGGGAATTCAAAGCCGCCGATCCACGTTGCTATATCCTCCCGCGTTTCCGCCTGTTCGCGCCAAAACGGATTAAGGCACGAAAGCTGGATTGTGAATTGCTCGAAAATCGTTCCGCGCTTGAAAATAGGCGCGTTGTTGATCGTGCAACCGATAACCCGCTTGAAGTCGCCCAATTCATAAGTAAGCGTCGCGGAATACTGCGGATTTAGTATCCTGTTCAAATTACGTCGCAAGTCCTGTATTGCGATTTTGTCCCGCTCCTTGATATGTCCTACGATGTCAATATCTCGGCTTTCAATGCGGTATCCTAAATAGGTATCGCCGTCCTGCCCCATACTATTTGTTGAATAAATAGCGTTCTGAACGTCGGACAATCCGGAAACGTCCTTGAAGTTTACGTGATAAGAAGAAGCAGGGGAAAAGACAATGCTTTCCCCCCGCTCGTTTGTGTAGGTCAATTTCTCTTGTATTTTCATTAGGTCATTACCTCCCGCGCGATCATTCTAAACTGCCGCGCCGCCTCGCGCTGTTGCTGGGCGTAGGAAGTTTCGTTTGCGTAGATGTTTTGCACCACCTCGAAACGTGTTTCCGGTCTGCCGCCTCTGCGCGGGCGCGGATTATCGTTATCGGGAACGGCGTTGTCCGTTGCCTTGCGGATTGATTTTTCAACGCCTCGCATTTCTCGCCCGAAGCCTTCGCCGATCCCCTGCGCCATATACGCGCCGATACCCGCAAAGACTTTCGACGGGGAAGCGATCTGCATTTCATCTTCAACCGCCGCGACAATTTCGCGCATCATCGAACGCACGCGGCTTTCAAGCCAACCGGACATATTTTGAAAGCCTTGCCAAATACCGCGCACCATATCTTCGCCCGCCGCCGTGAATTCCGATACGAAGGAACGAAGCGCCGTCAAAACAGGCTGTACGATCTGCGCCACCTTGCTTGTGATCTGCGGGATACCCTGCACCATTCCGGAAGCGATATTCTTATCAATCGTAACGCCCGCTTCAATAAACTTCTGATTTTGCGCGTTGAAGGCGGTAATAATGCTTTGCGTGATCTGCGGTATCTTCGCGGTAATCTGCGGGATTGCGGTTATCATACCGGAAGAAATATGCCTGTCGAAGTCCTGTCCCGCTTGATTTAGTCTTTGTGCCTGTGCGGTCAGCCCGCTTATAACCCGCTCGACAATCGCGTTTACGGCTCCGGAAAGCCCTTCGATATTTGCTATGATACCGTCGTTCACCGCGCGCACCGCTTCGGCGGCTGTAAGCTGTCCCGCTCCGCCCATTGCGGCGGTCATATCAGCCGAAACGCCGTCCATACTTTCCCCGAAGCCTACGCCTACACCTTCGCCCATATTCGTACCGATTTCGGCGAATACGGTAGAAGGGGAATGAATGCCGAAAAAGCCTTTAATCCCGTCCACAAGGGAAGAAGCCCAGCCCGTTACCTTATCCCAAAGCCACGAAGCCGCGCTTGAAATGCCTTCCCATAAACCGTGAAGAAGGTTCGCGCCTGCGTTCACCATTTCACCGACAAGGGAACCGAACGCCGATACGATCCCGCTAACAATTTGCGGAACCGCTTTGACAATTTCAACAATGATTGTCGGCAAATTCTGAATGAGCGCCACGAAAAGCTGAACGCCCGCTTGAATAATCTGCGGGATATTCTGCACAAGCGCGTTTACAATCCCGCTGATAATCTGCGGGATTGCCTGTACGATCGTCGTTATAATCTGCGGAAGCGCCTGTATCAGCGCCACAAGAAGGTCAATACCCGCTTGAATGATAAGCGGTATATTTTCAAGAAGCGCCGTAATGATCCCGTTTATAATCTCCGGAATAGCCGCCACAATCGTTGCTATGATTTCCGGAAGGGCGGTAATAAGGGAAGTCAAAAGGTCGATACCCGCTTGAATGATCTGCGGGATCGCCGAAAGCAACCCGTCAATAAGGCTTGTAATCAGCGTAGGAAGCGCCGCTACAAGAACGGGGATCGCGTTTATGATACCCTGTGCCAGCCCTGTAACAAGCTGTAACGCGGCATCTATCAGCAACGGGATATTGTCGATCAGCACTTGCACAATATCGGTTACAAGCTGAACCAGCGAAGGAACAAGCGTCGGCAAGGCTTGCGCTATTCCCGTCGCAATATTTGCGATCATCTGAAAGGCAAAGTTTATGAAGGTCGGTAACATTTCGGTTAGCTTTTGGATCGCAAACGTTACCATTCCCAGCAATCCGTCCGTAAACTGTTGCGCCGCGCCTTCTGCACCCGTAAGCGCACCCACCAAGCCGTTTCCGATAAGCTCGACGAACGGCGTAATCTGTTGCAGAAGATCCGCCGCAAGCTGTTTCAGCTTTGTAACGATCGGTTCTGCGATCGCTCCCAATTCCGCCATTGCGCTATTAAGGGAAGCCGTCGCCTTCTGTGCGTCGATAATATCGCCGTTTACCTCTCTGTATTTTTTCGCCGCGTCGGAATATAGCCCGTTCAGCGTTTCCGTAATCAGCGCTTGCCGTTCTTGCTCTGTACTGCACTTATCAAGGCTGGCTTGAAATTCATCTTCCGAAACGCCCGCCCAATTCAAAGCATCTGCAAGCCCTCCCGTAATCGCGCCCGTTTTCGCGGTTTCGTTTGCGGCTTCGGTTAAGTTTTCAATAGGCAAGCTGTCGCCGAAGGTCGCATATACGCCCGTTGCTATATCCGTCCACGTCGCAAGCTCTTTTTCGTTGTTCGTAAGTTTCGCAAGGTGGGCGGCGGCTTCGGTCGCCTGTCCGTCGTCGCCTAAAATGCCGTATAACTCCGTATAGGTGTTCTTTGCATCTTCTGCCGAATGTCCCGCCGTTGTGAAGCCCGTTTCCAGCTTGCCCATATTTTCGCGGGCTTCGCGCGTACTTTCGGCAAGCCCCAAGAATGCACCCGCCGCCGCTCCGATTGCCGCACCCATTGCGGCAACCCCTGCGCCGATCGCTTTTCCCACTTTGCCTACGGTTTCGCCGACGCTCTCCCAATCAATCTTTGACTTTTTCAGTTTTTCGGAAGTGTCGTCGATTTCCTTTTGAATTTTTACCATATCGGCTTTTGTGTTGTTCAAAGCCGTTTGCATTTTCTGATATGCGGGATTTGTAGGTTCGATCCCGCCGTCGCGCATTTTCTTCAAGGCATCTTCTGCGGCTTTCGCCTTTTTTGCCTGTTCTTCAAGCGATTTTTTTAGAATATCCTGTTTCCGTGTCAGCGCGTCGATGCTTTCCGCATTGTCGCCGAATTCAGCCGTCGCCAGCTTCATTTCCGAACCGATTTCGCGAAGGGAAGTGTTGATACCCTTACAGGCGGAACGGTATTCTTTTTCGCCTTCAAGAATAATTTGCGATTTGATTTGTTCTTCCTTCGCCATTTACAACCCTCCTAATATGTCGTCAATATCGGCTTCCGGCTCTTCCGGCTTGAAGCGATCCGGATTGAATTGTTTGTGTATCCTAAAAAGCGTTAAAATTTTATACGGTGTCATTCGCCATACTTCGGCTTCGCTCCACCGAAGAAGCGTAACGCCGATATAAAGAAGGCGGGCAAGGTCAATTACTCCTTGCCCGCCGCCGCGTTTTTTCCGTTTTCGTTGTCCTCTCTGTCGTCCTCTTCCTCTTCATCGTCGCGGGCGGGCGGTTCTGCCGTCCCGTTGTTTCCCATCGAAAACGCTTTGAAGATAGATGATTTTACTTCAAGGAAATTGCCCGTATGAATGAGCTTGCCCACCTGTTTTTCGGTAAGCTCTTCTTCTCCGTCCTCTGCGCCCTCGTTCAAAAGCAGGGTAAGAAGCCAGCGAAGGTTTTTAATGCTGTCCTTTCCGGAAAGCGCCGTATCAAGGCGATCAAAGCCGCCGAATTTGTCTTGCATTTCGTCAATCACGTTCAAACTGAAAAGAAGATGTCTTTCCTTGTCAAGCGTGATCGGGAAGCGTCCGTCTTTAATTGCACTCATAAAACAATAAGCGGGAAGCCGTTTCCGGCTCCCCGCTGTACCCCCTTTCTTGTTATGCCGCCGCGTTGTTCGGCTCTCTTACCGTAGTAAACCACGCCGCCGCTACGCTCTCCGTAGGCAAAGCGACGTGTTCCGCCTTCCACAACCCGTCCGAACGTTTGATAAACTGTCCGACGATCTCCGGCGTAGTAAATTCGATACTGTCGCCCTTTGTCGTGTAGTTTTCGGACGGGATCGCAAACTTCACCTTGTAAAGCCAAATGTACTTGTATGTTCCGCCCGCCTTCTTTGCGCGGAAGCCGATTGCAAAATAAGGCGGTTCGTCGGTGTCCGCTCCGTAAACCACTTTGTCGTCGTCCTGCTTCTGCCCAAGAAGGGCGGCAAGATCAACCGGAAGAAGGTCATTGACGTTCAGCGTCAATTCTCCGGATACAAATTCCTTCACTACTTCGTCGGCTCCGTCGTCAGCGTAAAGGATCGCTTCTGCAACCTCCACGGAAAGCTCCGCCGAAATTGCCTTCGCCATCTTTACAGGCGCGCCGTATTCCTCCGCGCCGTCCTCGCCAATCGTAATAGGTGCGCGGTAAAGGTCGCGCAAACCGATTGTTGCCATATTCTTATACCTCCATATACTTAAATTCCACGGGAATATGATAATAACCCGTGCTTTCCTCGAACACTTCCGGATCAAACGTGATCCCGTAGAACCCCGCTTCCTTCAATGCCCGCTTTGCGCTCCGCATAAGGGCGATATAATCTACGCGGGAATAAATATCCGCCCTGTACGTGAATTCCTCCGCGCCGCTTTCATCGTCTGAAAAGTGTTTGTCCTGCAATACGACAATCTGATACGTGATAAACGTTTTTGCCTTTCCGTCGTATTTCAGCCGTTCTACGGGACAACCCAGCTTTTCAAGTGTTGTTTTCACAAGTGTATCAACGTTCATTTTGCTTCGCCTCCCATACGCGGCGCATTTCTGCGTTTACAGCGTCAGCCGCCTTTGTGTTCGCCGCTGTGAACCACGGTCGCGCTGGCATATTCTTTCGCCCGTATTGCAGGACAAAGCCTTTTGTCGCGTTGCGTACCCCGTGCCGATCCTTGCCGTCCGGATATACTTCAACCATCTTCGCGTCGTCCCGCTCCTTGATTTTGGATACGATAACCGACGCGGCAAGATCACCCGTGCTTCTGCGGCTCCGAAACATTTTCCGGATTTCCGCTTTTTGCGCTTCCTGCATTACCGCGCCGCCAGCTTTAAGCATTTCCGGTACGGCTTCTTCTGCAATCTGCGCTTGTTGAAGCATTCGTTCTTCCAGATCGTCAAGTCCTACAACGTTAAACTTCGCCATTTCCGCCGCCTCCTTCCTCTGCGCTGTTCTCCGCTTCTGCGGCGCTCTGCGCTTCGGGGAAGCTGGAAAGTGTCAATTCTATAAGCTCTCCGTCGTTGTGAATGTACGTCCGAAGAATGCGATAGCGTTTCCCGCTCGAAACGGGATATTCTGCGATTGTTTCGCCGTTATATTCCATTGCGTAAACGTCAAACTTAATTTCGGCGACGTGTCCAGCCATCTCCGCTTTGTAGAATTCTGAATACCCTACGGATTTTTTATCAGCGAAAACCGTTGTCGCCGTTTCCGGCTTCGTTATAGGGAAGCCGTGTTCGTTTGTCCGCTCCGAAGTTTCTGCAAGCGCAATCAGCGTTATTTGATCTCTCCATCCCATTAGCCGCCACCGCCTTCCGTGTAGTCGTCGGACAGCGACAAGGCACATTTCAAGTAATCGTATGCTTTTCTGTGCCTTTCTCCTTCGCCGCCGAAGTTATCTTCGGATTTTGCGTATAGAATAATTGCGCGGTCTAAAAGGGGATCGCCCAGCGTTTCGCTGGACGATCCCGCATTTTCCGGAACGTTGATACCGACAAGCCGAAGATCAGCGATACCGGAAGCGATATAATCTTCGATTTCGTCGTTAAATACGGCGGCTGTTTTCCGCAAAGCCAGCTTTACCTTGTCAAGCATCATCGTTCAGCCCTCCATTACTCCGCCGCTTTCGCCAGCTTCACAAAGGCTTCACCGATCGCGGGCGTGCAATCGAAGATCGCAATACCGCTGTATTTGTAGCTGTTCGTGTCGATGTCGTAGGCGTTCTTCACGTTAATGTTTTCCGCAAGGTTCGCGCATACCTTCTTGAAGTCGCCCAAGAAGGCTTCGTGTTCCTTTACGTAGTCGGACAGAAGAACCGGATAGCCGTAAACAAAGTAGTTGTTGCCCTGCACGGTTACAATATGGTTCTTGCTGTTGTCCTGCAACGGCATAAAATCGGTGAACAAGGTTTTCTTGCTCATAGCGAATTTTGCGTTACGGTCGTATCCGGCGTTCAGAAGCCCGATCAGCGTCTGGACGTTTGCGGCGGTAAGGGAACCAGCTTTTGTTACGGTAACGCTGTTTTCCGCTCCCCAAGTGTTTGCCTTGTCAATGCCCTTCGGCTGGGAAGAACCCGTGCCGTTAATGAAGAAATCTTCAACCTTGCGGGCGATCGCCTCTGCAAGCATATCAACGATCCAGCTTTCAAAAGCCGCAATGCTCATTGTCATAACGGTATCGGAAATCTGAACCAGCTTGATAATCTCGTATCCGGTCAGCGTTACGGTGGTAAGGGTATCAGCCGCCGCCGTGATAGCCGCGTTTTCCTTATGGATTGCCGCGTCGTTGTTCGTACCCTCAACGGCGAACTTCACCGCGCCTTTGACGTGCAGAAGGGTAACTTCATTCAGCATCGGCGCAAGTTTCTTTACCTTGCTGATAATCTCGTTCGCGGTCTGTGTCGGCACAACCTCCGCGCCCGTGCCGCTGGCGTTCGCGTATGCGCGCTTCTCTGCATCGGTAAGGGGAAGGCGGCGAAGGTTTTTCAGCCACGCGGAACGATATTCGGGCGTGCCGAAAGGATCGTCCGGATCGGCGTTATCCTGCTTCTGCTCGAAGGTACGGGAAACAATGCCCGCGCCCTTTGCGATATTGTCCAGAATGCCGTTGCGCTTCTCTGCGGCGGCGATCAGTCCGGCGCGCTCTTCGGTAAGCTCCTTCGTTTCCTTCTCCAGCGCGTCGATTTCCTCGGCTTTCATAGCGTCGCCGCGCTCTTCGATCTCTTTCTTGATAGCCGCAAGGCGCGCTTCGATTTCTTTAATTCTCATTGTGTTAAACCTCCATCATAAGTTTGATTTTTAGAATTTGCTTCCGGCGCTCCAGCCGCTCCTGCTGTTCTCTTTCGATCACTCCGTCGAAATAGGAACGCGCCGAAATATCGGTATCGGCGTTCGCCGGATAAGATACCGCCGAAACGTCGTAAACCTTCTTGATCTTCAAGATCGTTCTTGTGTGCGTGTCCTTGTTATATGCGTCCTCCGATACGGTGAACGCCCACGACATTTTGCAAATAAGCCCCGCGTCGATGCTTGCATAAAGGCGCTTCGCCTCTTCCGTAAGGCTCAAATTTGCGGCAATAAATAAGCCGCTGTCCTGCGGTTCCAAAAGCAGGGAAGGCGGCTTGTTTTTTGCCATCTTGTTTCGGGCGAATACCATTCCGGAATGGTCGAACTGCATAATCACGTCGGACAGGTCAGCGCCCACAAGGGCGTTCCGGTCGATCACTTCGCAATATTTGATCCCGCCGTATTCGTACATAACATACGGCTTATCAAACGTTGTCGCGAAGCCCTCAACGTAAAAATCCGTGTCAAACCTCTTGTTCTCCGTCCCCTGCGGGATCATCAACGGCTGGAACATTTGACGGTATTCCCGCCCCTTCACTACTGGCATTCGATGTAACCTCCTTTCCTAACTCTGATACTTCCGCGTATTCTTTGCGAATATAATACTTGTCCCCACCCTCGACGTGCGACATATTCCAAATATCCATAACGCCGTTTCGGTTGAGCAAGCCACGGTCAAATAATTGTGTGCTGATATTCAGCTTCGTATTGTTGCTTGCGTATTGAAGCCTGTTCGCTGTAAAGGTAATCGCATTCCCGAAGGATAATTCCCGCTGTGTATAGGTCATATTTGACATAACCAGCGAAAGCTGGATCGCGAAAGGCTCGATCTTGCCTTCGTAGTAAGCGTTCCATTCATCTTCGGTATAGCTGTTCTGAATGATTTTAGCGTTCGTTCCGAAATAGTTAAATACATTTTCGTTGATTTGCGCCATCTGCGCGGCGTTCACGGTGAACGGCTTGCTTTCGATCGGCTTTACGTCCGCGAATTTGCTATCGTAGATCACCATTCCGGATTGATTATCCGCCGAAAGGTTATCCGCCGTGAAGCGCTTGCGCTCTTTCGTAATATCTTCCGGCTTTAACATATTCGCAACCTTCGCCAAGAACCGGACGGAAGCTGAATTTTTAACGCCGTTGATAATGCCTTGATTTTGTGTATGGATCAACTGCATTGTAGGACGAAGCGCGGCGTTGTTTTCCCCGAAGAAGTCGTCCTTGTACTGAAATTGCGTCAGCACTCCGACGCGCTCGAATTCGATTGCCGCTTTCTGCCCGTTCGCGAATGTGTATCGCAAGAAGGGCGCGCCCCTGTATTCGACAACCTCGCAACGCTGGGGAAGTAGGGGATAATAGCCCGCTATTCCTCCGTATTCATCTTCGATCGGAACAATGAACGCCGTATTATTCACCGAAAGGATTGTCGCAATCCGGTAAATAAATTTTGACGTGTCCATAAACGGATTAGGTCGGAACTGCAAAACCCTTTCAAGGTTCTTGTATGCCGTTCCGCTGATCTCCGGTTTCAATTTTGAACAGAAATTCGCGAACGAATGAATAGCCGCCCGCGTAAGCTCCATTTCGTAAAGGCTTTCCGGCGCGTTCGTGAAAACGGGTGAATACCCGTTAAGCATCTTGAAATATCCTTCCGCTTGAATATCCGAACGCGGCTTTCGGAAAATTGTTTCAAAAATTCCCATAGTTTTTATCACCCCGCATTTTTCAGCATTTCGCCGATCTCGTTATAATACTTCTGCCGTACCGTCATAGCGTCGATCACGGAAACGAAGCCGTCAATACGCGCCCGCTGTTCAATCTTCACCGGACGGAATTTCCGTGTTTCCATATTGTGTTTTAGCGCAACGTTTAGGAAATGCGCCTTCAACAAGTTATTATCCGCGATCTTGAAATTTCCGTCTTTGATTATGCCTTCAAATTCCCGAATAACGGGCGCAAGGTTTTCACCCTGCCATACGTCGTCTGTCTGAAATCCCGCTGTTTTCAAGTCGTCAATCAGATATTGCGCGCTATAACGGTCATAGCCGATTTTTAGAATATATATGCCGTACTGATCCCGAAGGGTAGAAAACCATTCGTAAACGTCCCTGTAATCAACGTGATTTTCTCCGGATAGCTTCACGATCCCTTGCTTGACGAATATATCATACGGTACGCCGTCCACCGCCTGTGCGGTTTCCAGCCTGTTCGCTGGCATAAAGAATTGTGCGAAGGCATAAAGAACGCCGCCGCGCTCGATAATCACGCTTGCGGCGGTAAGGTCTGTCGTCTGCGATAGGTCGATACCGCCCACCGCGTAGCTGTCTTTGAAATCCTCCAGCTTTATTTTTTCACCCGCTCGATCGACAACGACATAATCAAGCCAAGCGACGGAAGAATTCTGCTTGATATTGCAGTATTTGCAAAGGAATTCCGCCCGCTTTGAAAGGCTCATTTCCGCGACGGCGATTTCCTCTTTGAAGAACTCCGGCGAAACGGAAACGCCCATATTCGGATTTGCTTTTTTAAGCTCTTCAAGGTCGTTCCATTTCTCCACGTCGTCAATCATATAAAGCAGGGGAAGAAGGCGGCGTTCCTTGCTTCCGCCTTTTAGAAACGCCGTAGATCGTGCCATCAATTCGTCAAAGATACCGTCGTTTTCATATCCCGCCGTACTGATAGACAGGATCAGCGGCTGGCGGCGTGCGCCCAGCGCGGATTTCATTACTTCGTATTGCTTCAAGCCGCCGTCGCCGCGCCAGCTTGCAACCTCATCATTTACAACCAAATGCGGGTTGAAGCCGTCCGATTTCTTCGCGTTGAATGCCAGCGGCTTTATTGCCGTGTTGCTTTCCTCGATGTAAATATCCGAACGGCGCTTCTTCGCAAGCTCCGAAAGCTCCGGTTCTTTTTTAATCATCTGGAAGAAATTATCGTAAACGATGTTCGCTTGTTCCAGCTTCGGCGCAAGGCAATAAATCTTTGCCCCGTATTCGCCGTCAAGATATGCCATATACGCGATCACGGCGGACGCGAAAAGCGTTTTTCCGTTCTTCCGCCCGATCACGATAAACACTTCGCGGAATATCCGCACGTTATCTTCGTCAACTATCCCGAAGATCAGCGATACCGCCGCTTTTTGCCATAGCTCCAATTTCAGAAGGTCGGTTCGTCCCTCGCAATGGTGGCAGAAGTTTTCGATAAAGCGAATTGCCTTGTTTGCCTTCTTCGCGTTAAAAAGAAAAAGTCCGTCTTGAAGCCCGCTAACGATATATTCATAAATCAGCCGCACCCATTTTCCGACGACAATTTTTCCCGTCGTTATGCCGTCGTAATACTCGTAAATGTAATTTGAAAACGGCATTTTTATTCGTCCCGCAAGGCTTGCAGACGGCTTTCCTTTTTCTTTTCGGGCGGCACAAGCTCGCAAAGCTGTTTAATTATGGCGGCGTGATTTTTCGTCATAGCAATGTGCGTTTTTACTGCGTCGCTCTGCTTTGTCCCGCTCTGATTTGCGCCGTTTTGGTATTCGACGGTGTATCCCTCTTCGTTTATGATTTCTTGCAACTCTTCAAGGGATACCGCCATAAATGCGGCGTTGCGGATAAGGCTTTCGACGGTCTGCAACTTGTTTTTATCCAAATCGCGGAAAACCCGCTTTAATCGGTTTATCTCTCTCTTGATCTTTTGATCTTTCGTTAATTCCTTTTTTGTCGCCATAAATATCACCCCTTTTCGGCGGATACCTACACCCCTTTTTCGCGTACACCCGTTATGCGCGCGCCTGCGGAGTAAAATTAACCTCCCGCCCTCGGTGTTCCACCCTCCCTAAATCCTCGGCGAATAGGGGGGAGTACCACGTTTCCGTTTTCGTCAAACGCATATCGCTTTTTTCGCTTTGATCTGTGATGTTCTTTGTTATGGCAATCTTGACAAAGCGCTTCGAGATTATCCCACGAAAGCGCAATGTACGGATCGTTTACGTTCTGCTTCGTCAAGTATGTTTTGTGATGTGCAATCTTTGCGGCGACGGGATCGTCCGGTGTAGAACAGCGTTCGCACAAGTATTTCTTTGATTGCAAGAAGGCATCACGGCAAGATCGCCAAGCGTCGCTGTTGTAGAACTGTTCTGCCCACGGCTTCATACTCGCACCTTCCTTTCCCGCGCATAATAAAAGCGCCCTTTCGGATTGTTCCGAAAAGGCGCTATTTGTGCGCTTGCGTCTTGCGTAAGAATTCATCGTAAACAGTATAGCATATAAATATACCCCGTTCCACCCCTCGATATTGTCGCGATATTGTCATTTATTCGCCCGCCTTGCGCCTGTACGTTGCCGCACTCACCGCCGCCGTGATCCCGAATACGCATACCGCCATATCATTTACTATCTTGTTCCGCCATCTGCAAGCGGTCTTTACGCCTTTCAGAACGCCCACTTCTTCAAGGTCAAAGGCTAATTCCTCCCACGTGTAGGGCTTGCCGCTCTCGCGCGGCTTGCCTTCGTAATCCTCGCCGAAGTAGTACATACGAACCACCGTGAATTCCTTGCGGTCGCGGTATAGGTTTATAGCCCTCTCCAGCCTCTCGAAGCCGTACTTCGTTTCCCGATATTGCCGCCTTTTTTCCTCCTGCATTTCCGCAACAATATCCGCTTCGGTTTTTTGCTCGTAATATCCTGTGCTTTTGCTTCCCGCCGCGAAGGTCTTTCGCCCTGCGTGATACTCCACTTCGCAATAGGCTTCTTCGTCGGCGACAAGCGCCGCCAGCTTCTTGTAGTTATACAAAAGCGTTTCCATAGCCTTGAAGTAATTTACATATGCGCCCACCGTGTCCTTGTACGCTTCATAAGCACCCGCGCGGGCGGCTTCGTTGATTGCTTCGCGCAACTCTTCGGAAATGCCCGTTTTTTTCTTTGCCATTTTCAGCCCTCCGTTTTCTGCCGTAGATAGTCGATAATCACGCTTGCGGCTTCCTGCCAGCCCTTGCAGATTGCCGCCGCGTATCCCTGTTTCAAAAGCCCGTCGATCCAGCGCACCTGTTCTTCGCTGATCCTCCCGCCGCGCTGTCGTTTAAGCTCAATGTATAGCCCGTGATTTGCCCCGCGTGCAACCGGAAGGCAAAGATCGGGAAC